TAAGCTGAATTGCAGCTTTGTCGATAATGGATTTTGCAATAATTGTGCCCATAGCTCTATTCTACAGGAAAAGGGGGCCGAAGCCCCCTATTTTTACGGTGTCTCTAAAACAGCCACGCGGGCTTCTAGAGTAGCAAACTGTGCAGCAATGTAGTCAGCCAGAACGGCTGGTACACCTAGCGATACTAAGGTATCTGCGGACATAATCTTCTCCTAAGAAATAATGGGAGGGGGAGTACCCCTCCCGGTGATTAGCCAGCAGCAACCAGCAGTGCCAGACCGTCCTTCTGGGTTACACCGTAGCCGTAGACATTCAAGCCACGGATCAGGGTACCGAAGTCGTTCGGGTTTTGCAGGCTTTCGACCTTAGCGATCTGCGAGGCAAAGCTGATTGCCGACTTGTGGCCAGCCATGATGGCGTGGCGCTTAGCCGTACCAGCCGATGCACCACCCGACCAGTCTTGGTTGGCAGCAGCACGCGGCAGCAGGTTCGATACGTAGACCGTGAAGCGGTCGATCATACCGATCTTACCGTTACGCAGGATGCTCGATGGGTCACCCATGAACTGAGCTTGGGCCAGATTCGATTGCATCAGGATCTGACGTTCAGTTGGGCTAAGAACCAGCCAGCGGTCGGTTTCCGGTACGTTTGCTTCGTCCAGCACGCTCGACAGAGCAGTGATGCTTTGCAGGATGTTGGCAGCGGCCAGAGTTACTGGGGCGGTATCGGTCCCGAGGTTGAACGAAGCCGAGATCTTACCAGCGGTAGCACCTTGGTTCGTAGCAGCGCCTTGGTTGAAGGTGCCCTTAAGAACGTCTTGGTCAATAGCGATCTTCATTTGCATCGAAGCGTCGTTAGTGAAAACGTCCATTAGCTTTGGCTTGGCTTGCAGTTCCAGCACGTTGTTCACGTTCACGCCAAAATACTTACCCTTATTGATCGTCAGGGTCAGCGTGCTTGGAGCTGGGATTTCGTAGGCCAGATTCTGCCCAATCGAATAGTTGTTGATGGTGATCGTCGGGATCGTGTTGATGATTACAGTATCACCAATGCCCGAGATATCGCCTTGCCAGTCGGTGTTAGCGATTTCACCAAAAACAGTAGCGGCATAGAACTTCTGAGCCAGCTTACCCGACCAGAGAGCCGGAATGAACGAACCCGAGTAAGCAGTCCCCGAGTAAGCGGTTGCGCCATTTGGTGCGTAAAAACCACCAGCATTGATGGGATACGCGGCGGCTGGAGTGATGGTAGACATGTGTATTCTCCTATGAAAATGTCTAGGTACTGCAAATAACCGCTACCATCTTTGGAGGGGTCCGACGATTATCGGACTCGGCCTTCAGCGATAGCAGCATGGATTTCTTTTTCCATTCGAGCCGCTTCGTCATCTTCGAGGAATCCACGCCGCCATTCCGTGTAGAAGTTCTCAATCTCGTCTGAGGTCCAGAACTTTTGGTTTGCATCGGAGGCAGTAGGAGCACTCGTAGCGCGTGAGCGGGTCGGTGCAACTTGACTCTGAAGAGACGGCTTAGGCTGCTTATCTGTAGGCTTTGGGGCTACCAAAGTTTTGTACGTGTTGAAGATGTTTGCAACACGGTCTACGTCAAGAGCGTTGTACGCGTTGGAAAGAGCCATTTGGCGTGGCAGTCCGTATACTGGATCTACTTCCGAAAGCCATGCAATAAAACCTGCATCAACATTCAGTTGTTCCCAATCCGATACTTTCTGGCTAAGTCCGAACACAAAACGATCTTTATCAGATACGACTTGACGTTCAGACACATTACCAAGCTGATTCTTCAACTCATTGATCTCGTTGAGGAGTTCGCCTTCACGGGTCTTAAGTGTTGCCACTTTTGACTCGGCTGCGCGCTCGATCAGGTCAATCAAATCTGTGCCGAATGCTTCTTTGTCTTGTTCAGTGATTAGAGACTTCACCGGTTCTGGTGCTACAGGAGGAGTTGCTTCGAGTTTGTTCTTCTCTGTGATCAGAATTTGCACCTGATCTTGCATCTCACGAATTTGCCCGTACAGACGCGGAACTTCTGCGTTGTATTTGCTTTGTAGACTTTGGTATTTTTGTTCCCAAGTCTCTTCTGTAACCACAGGAGCTGGTTTAGGCTCTTGCGATCTGTCATTAACTACTGGCTGCGGATCGGTAGGTGGGTCCTGCGGTGGCGGATCAAGGTCTGCTGTAGCAGCTGGATCTCCATGCATTTGTTGCACCAATAAATCTGCGTCTTCAACTTGCTGCTGAATTGCCTTAGGTAATGCCATATCTATCTCCTTCGCGCCGACTACGCTTTGGACGCCGACTTTACGGTCTGTCCCCCACGATACGGTCTGCTACTATTAAAAAGTTTTGCTATCTACGCCGACTTTACGGTCTGTTTCTAGCGTTTCAGTCTGGCAATTAAAGCTTCCGCTTCTTCGATATGCCCAAGGAGGTCCTTGAGCATCCCGGCTTTGCCTTGTAGCCGGTAAATCATATTTTGCTCTTGTACTTGTGTCAACTGCTCTAGAGTCTCGTGCCTTTCGGCTTTCAAGTATTCTACTAGCGGTTGGAACTCTTGTACTCGAAGCTGCGAGAAGCAACGAGCGATTCGCTCATCAATTCTCATTAGTTCTTACACATCCCGTCAGTTTTGGCCGACTCTTGCGAGTAACCAGCGCTGCGCGAAACATGGAATTGACTCATTGCTGGAGCACCGCCAAGGCCGGTCTGACCGCCTTTACACATGCCATCAGTTTTTGCCGATTCTTGAGCGACTTCTTTACCGCCGCGAGCTTCTTCTTTAAGGGTTGTGATAGCCATGGTGGGCTCCTATTTAAGGGTTAGTTGAGTTTGTACTACTATGTTTTTGAATTGTCAAGGGTTTTGTAGTTGCGCAAAACGATTAACAACCGGCGCTCCATTTTGGAGTTGTGCACCCGGACCTTGTGGGCCCGGTGGCGTTCCGCCTGCTTGTGCTTGCCCTTGGTTCTGAGCAATCAGCTGTGCCTGTTGATTTGCTTGTTCTTGAGCCCAGCGCTGTTTCAGTACCGCAACTGGGGGGACAATGTCGTCCGTGTTAAGGTCAAGCGTCTTCGCAGCCTGCCGAAGCAGCTCTGCAATGCCTTCCATACCGACCACTTGTTGGGCAATCGGGTTAGACAAGGCGACTTGCAGGAACTGGGTCTGACGCTGTTGGGCAGCTTCTTTTTCTATCAGCGATGCAGCGCCGCGAGCGACGATGTTGATGTCACCCTTCAGGTCAGCATCATCCGAATACCGCATGTTGTAATAATACAAGCGCTCAATACATGGGCGAATAACACTGTCGTCGATGTTAGCAATAACCTGCTTAATTGCCTTGCCTGCGTTACTCATGAGCATTGACATACCAGAAGCAGTACGGCCTGCACCACCAGCTGGGCTATCTCCGGTCATATACCGCGGAATACCTGTGTATTCGTCAGCCAGCGTAGCAAACTTTTCGTACACTGCCATAAGCTCAGCAGCCAGCGAATTAGGCTGGTAGAACTCAATAGGTTTTGCCCCGCTTGATAGCGGATCGCTTGTAACCTGCCAAATCTTCCATGGGAAGATTTGGGTGATATTTTCGCCTTGGGGGAGTCGGTCAATGTTGTAAACAACCTGCGGGCCAGAAGCCAGACTCATGTTGTTTACCAGCGAGCGCGCAGCAGCGTTACACACCGCCTGTGTGTCGCGACAAAGATCAGCTACAGAGTTACCCCAGAACGCGCCGGGTACTTCCTCATAGCTTGCTTTGAAGTACGGCTTACGCCCCAGCGGGTCTGGATTAATGACGGCCTTGATGATCCATTGCCCGATAAGCCAAGCTTCAATCGGGTATTCAGCGAGAGGGTCTGGTACTTCTTCCTCTGTCATCCCCCACTCGAGCAAAGTCTTACCTTGTACGCTTCCCCAATACTGGAGTGCGTCGATAAGCTCTGACGGGTTTTGCCCGGCAGCAACCGTAGATTTGCCTTCAGCCGTCGTCTTAGTTAAGTCGACGTAAATCCAGTCGCGGAGACCGCCCTTACCGTAATCCTCAAGCACAGCGCGGATAGCCGCATTGCTATATCCCTCAACGTCCAAGAGGGCTACTAGGTCAGCACGTTGTAGCTTATGGCGTTGGATCATTGCTCCGTCGTCGATGTTAGACGCATCAGGAGCTGGGTAGAACATGAATGGGTCTACTCGCTCCCACTCAAGGCAATACGTTTCTTGTACATCCAGATCGTAGTCATTTGTCTGTGGGTTCATAACCCAATGCATTTTAGGGCGCTTACGTACTACTGGGCCCTTCATTAGCGCAGAGGGGAACGTGACAATGTCGTCTAGGAACTGGGCAAATGCTTCATTCCAGTGCCCCTCAAGCAGCTGATCGTACATCTTGCGATCCATCAGGTCGGCCTGCATATCTGCGAGCTTTGTGATTTGGGCCATGGATTGCTCTTTCATATCCAAAAGCATCTCGCGCACTTGCGCGTCTTCTGGATTAATACCTTGCATCAACATCTGTTGGATCTGGCCTTCTGCCTTAGCCATTACTTCTTGCATCAAGTTAGGCGGCATGTCAGGAATCGGGCCGGGCTTAATAGTCCATGGCTTATCTTGCGACGAGGTGATCAAAACATCACGCAGCCAGCTAGATGCAGCGCGACACTTATTCGACGTCAGCATCATGTAGATCAGGCTTGACCCCTGCTCACGAAGCTGTGCAATCTTCTCTGGGTCATACTCCCCGCGGCGGGCCCGCACATTCTTCAACATCTTGATTTCGACGGTGTACTCTTTTGCAGTACGGGCGTAGTACCAAGCTTTCTTGATGTGGGCCGTGAGGTTCTGTACGACGGGTTCAGCATTAGCCGCTACAGCCGCAGCGCGTTCCTCTGCTTGCAACTGCTTAACAGTCTTAATAGGAACAATCCCGCCAACCGAAGTTACTCCGGGGGCGTTTGCACTGGTGATGTTAAGGGCTCGCTGCATAGACAGACCTCTGGGAGGTGAATTTTTCAGATAAATATCATGGAGTTATTATACAGTCAAGACCAAGCGTAGTCCACTTTCTTGATTTCTCGAGCTTTTGACTGCAGTACATCCCCTGTCACATTACCATCTGCGTGCAGGCAAGCATACTGAAATGCATCAGCAATATGTGAGTACGAGTTCTTTTCTGGCTTATCGTCTGTTTCCCCGTTGGTCTTGATCTTGTACCGGTACCCGCCGCGCAAAGCATTAATCAGCTCTCGGCACCCCGGATCAATCAGCAACCCCGGTTTGCCGTCGACCATGCGCGTCAGCAACTTATCCACTGAGTTGATACGGGCCACGATACTGTTTGTCTTGGCAGGGATTACCCGGAAACCTTCTTGTCGCAGAATGTCAAATACAGATCGTTCGTCCGTCTGAGCCCGTTGCTGCCCTGCCGGGTCACCAATGATCAGGATGTTCATTCCCGGATACTTGTTAGTTAACAAGGGCTTAAGCTTCTCTCGGCAGAACCGTAGTGTCCCCATACCATCAGACGTTAGGCAGTCATATGTGAGAAAGCGTCCTTGAGGGTCAACCTGTGAGATCGTACATGCAGGAGTAAGCCCAAAGTCCATCCCGATAATTAGCGGGTGCGTAGACAACTTGATGTAGTTCAACTCGTTCTCAGCAACATGAATGTCTGAATCAAACGCCCGAAACACTGCTTTACCCGACAAGCTCTTACCAAACTTGGCGTTGATGTATACATCAATCCAGTCTTCTGACTTACCTTCTGCAAGGTTAGCGTAGTAATTCTCAGGTAGAAAGTCTACCCAATCTGCCTCAGCAGACAATCCGCTTGGTTGGAAAAAGCATTCAGCATTCCTTGGTGGGTCGCTTAGATATTGTTCCCAGAAGGTATCCATATCCGGCGGGTTAGTCATTCCCCAGACATGGGCATTAGGGCGACCATCTGAAGTAACACACCCCACACCATTATCAAGTTTAGAAGGGTAACGCCCCAAACGGCCTTGCAGAGCATTGAACACGTCTGGATTGATTTCTCGGAACTCATCGAGGATACCGAAAGAAGCCTGTAAAGACAGCAAACGCCGAACGTCATTAGAATCGTCCAGACCACGAAATAGAATTTCACACTCAACATCATCGAACCTCAGCACGAATTTGTAGTTTGTCTTCTCGAAGTTACCGGCAACTCCATCAGGGTACCAACGTAGAACATCGGGGATTGATGTATCTCGCAGCTGCTCTCGTGTATTACGCACCCATATTGCCCGACTACGGCGAATACCATCACGGCATGGAGCCATCTGACTCGCATGGTACGCAATCTTCATGATCCCAGCGGTAGTCTTTGTTGAACCTACAGGCCCTACGACAAGGCTAACAAACGCCTCGCTCTTAAGGAATGGCTCTACACTGGGTGGTGGTGCGTAACTAAGTCCGCTCATTTGTCGTCTTCTTCGATTTTTGTCGGCGTGACATTAACAACTCGTTTCTCAGGTGGGGGAGAGTTAAAGTTAATACTAATACTGAATCCGGGCCCTTGGGCTACCTGTGCAGACTGCTTGGGCTCCATATCAGCTAATTTAGCACCTAGTTTTACGAACTCAATCTTTTGCATCAGAGTGGTTTCGTTACTCTTAGCGATCTTGTACGCCTCGTCAAAAACGTCTTCTGTCAGCAGCTTGGCCTTCAGCCGGAACGTAAACCCATTAACCTCGAGCTCTGCCCGCTGTTTAGCAACTGCGTCTAGGAACGGCTTCCATTTTTGGAGCATTTCCCACTGCTCACCTACAATACCATGGCGATACGCAACGTCTCTAGGCTCTTCAAGCCCTGTCGCTATGGCCATAATCAACTCCGGCGGGACGTCCACCGGGGTCGGCATAGTTACTTCCGCAGGGAACAGTTCGTCAACGTCTTGCTGGTTCATCGAGCTTCATAGCCTCAACAAGTAATTGTCGGATTACTTCGCTGATAGACACTTGCCGTGCAATAGCACGAGCCTGCAACTCAGACCAAATCCGTTCGGGCAGGAAAAAGTTCCTACGCTTCATAGCGGAAGTCTGTGTCATTACTTACCTCGTTTTTGTGCCGGTTTCCCAACAGGCTTCTTGGCAGCTTGTACTGGGCGTTTCGTGGCAGGAGCACGTGGCGCATTTGCCGGTTTCTTTGCCGATGTAGCCACTGGCTTTTTAGGCTCAGTGCGCTCAGCACGCGCATACTGCTGTGGAGTCGTGTTGGCTTTTTCCTTGCGTTCTTCAGCTTTAGTCTCTTTGCCTTTGAACAGCGACTTCAGTTTTTCTAGCATTTTTGATCCTTGAGGGTTTGTATGTATATGTAGTGTAGGCATATCTGGGATATTGTCAAGCCTTTCGTTGTAGTGATGGATTCGATGGCAGTTAGCACATAAGACCACGCACTTTTTCAGCTCTTCCAGTACCCGATTCTTAGTCGATGTCTGTAGCAATTCTCGCAGTTTTCGGTTATCTGGGCGTCTCACCACATGATGGAAGTCCAAAGTTGCCGGATGGTTTTGCCCACACTGGATGCAGGCTAGCGTTTTTTTGTACTCTCTAAACCATTGCTTAAGTTCGGCTCGTTTTTTACTAGACCGCGCAATGACTATGTGTTTGTTACGTTCATACCAAGATAATGCCATGGGTGTCTCCTACCCGATATGTTGGCGGCATGTTATAGCAGTTTGCGGGAGTTTTGTTGCACATACGATGCATTACAGGGTTTTATGCGCTTTTTGCACTGCATATGGTGCAATTTTTGGCGGTGGGTAAGTACGATGTACGTATAACGTATGTATATATGAAAATTTTGCAGGTGTTGTATGCGCAATACGTAAGCCCCTCCCCCCACCCCCGCAACCGATTGCCCTCCCCCCTACCCCCCTCGCCACCTAAAGCTGTAGGCAGTTGGGATTATGCAGTACCCTCCCCGCCGCCTATATTTGCAGGGTTTCAAAGGTGTCTGCTCATCGCATAATCCGACCTGTGAATTGCACGTAGTACGCTGCTCTTTAACATAGTTGAATCCAATATGACACAGGCACTGCTAGGCCGTGGGCAACATAACAGCGCAAGCTGGGTGAGCACACATACTAGAAGAGCTTAATCAAGGGGTACGATGCCCCGGACAAATTAAGTCGTGATGCCGTGGCTAGGGTCAGCGCATGGATGGATTGTTTCTCGCCGTCAAACTTTGTGCCTCAGAAGCATAAAGCCATAGGCGGCGGGGGACACCGTGAGGGGTTTTCGTACCGGAGAATCACTCATCGTGTCATTAAATCAATCAAAGGAAAATATCATGGCAATGAGTAAACAATTTATTGATCGTGTCGAGTCACTGGTATCAAAAGGCGCGAAGCTAGCCGAAGTCTTACATGATGTCGGACAGTACGCCGTCAAAGCCGCATATGGCAATCAGGACATGGAACCGGCAAACTTCGTACTTAAGACAATTCCGCAGTATATGCGGGCACAGACTGCATCGTGGTTCCGTCGCGCCGGTCTGAATGTTGATAAGCCTGCAACGGGGCAAAAGGATTACATCGCTCATGGTGTATTGGATGCGAAGCGTCAGGCAAAAGCTTTCGAGTTTATTGTCACGCAACCGATTCTCGCACTTGAGGCAAAAGAGAAAGCAGAGCCTAAAAAGCGTGAGCTTAAGGGTACCCCCCAGACTCGTGCCGCTGATGCCGTGGCGAAGCTTATAGGCCGCTTGCAGGATGCAGATTTTGAGGCCGCTGCACTCATCAATGACCGTTGGGTATCTAATGCTCACAAGTCTGTACTGTTCCGCGCTGATGGTTCGGCAGTATATCTGGATGATGTAGAACTTGAGTTAATCACCAACCTGCTGCTCAAGCGAGAAGTTGCACTGCGCGCCGCGTAATAATGGGAGGGGTTCGCCCCTCCTAATTTTTTAATTCACCTATCATCTTTATGTCGGGCGATTATTAAAATGCAAATAAAACATTTAATTGATTCTGAACTGTTAATTAAACTACGCACTGTATTTGGTGAGCATAATAATAAAGTCGTTCGAGTACCCAAGGGGTCGTACCACAAAGGTGCAAGGCTGTTAGATGTTTGGAGTAGTAAATCCCCCACAAGGCGTCCAATGCTTTTATCCACATCCAACTGCTACCCTGCGATGCAGTCCGCCCAAGTTTTTGGGATCAAAACGCGAATTTGAAGGCGAAAATCACGTAAGTCCTTGATAAGTTAACAACTCTACACAAAGCGGCTTTGTGTATCAACGGTAGTATGCGGGTTTGCGGGGGGTACATGCACAAAACAATTTGGTGTTTTTTCGTAAGTCATTGATTTTTCAGTAATTAGACAGTAATTAGACAGAGCAAATTGCCTATTTTTTAGGCAGTCGCCGCGCAGCCCATATGTGGTGCGGGTTTCAAAATCAAAATCGCTGAAAGCCACGCCAGTGGCCTGTCTAATTACAAGGGCCTTGTCCAGTAAGGGTTTCAGGCTGTAATTAGACAATTAGACAATTAGACAGTAAAAAATAATAGTTTCCTCGTGTGAGGCATGTGTTTGGTAAGGTGCGCGTAGAGACATACATACAATCTCGCAACTCTCCTGATGGACACCCTATTTGAAAACTCTGTCTAATTGTCTAATTGCGTAAAATCAAGGGCTTACAGCTGCCTATTTTTTAGGCAATATTGAGCTAACCCATTGATTTCATTACAATTAGACAATTAGACAGCCCCTAATTAGACAAACCTCCCTCACCATCCTCATCACTGGATAAATGTAGCACTTGTGTATGCACTTCTGCACAAAATCAAAACCACCTAGTTGTATCATGTTTTGACCTGTGTTACACTTCTGTATGCACTTCTGCACAACCCCTCGGAGATACACATATGACCAAAGGCGTTCGACTGTCCCAAACAATCCCTGTAACTGTATATGAAACCCTCATTGAATCAGCAAAGCATCGTGGACTTACACCTGCACAACTGCTAACGCACCTAATCATTTCATATGCACCGCCAGTCAATAAGTTCCAAAAACCACCCACCGAAGTAGCCAATGAGTTACTAAAAGATTTAGATTTTGGAGAATAACGTGAATAATATAATCACAGTGCAGAAACGTAATGTGTATGGCATGGATAAGTTCTACCCACTATCAGAAAACGCTCACCTCATTTGTGACATGCTCTGCCAAAAAACAATCACAATGGACAACATCGCCATCCTCAAGAATATCGGATTCACAGTAATGGTAGAGCCAGATTATCCACAAGTTTTATAAACACCTATCATAAACTTAAATAAAGAGTGTGTTGCAAAACGTAACCCATTGACGGATTAGAGATCCACTATGAGTCTCAAAACACTGAAGTATAAAAACGTCTGGTATAGGCAGGTTCCATCAAATGGAAATTGTAGTGGTTGTATATTTTATGGGG